CCCAGGTGTAAACACCGAAGCCTACGACGTATTGCTACGTGAAGGTTACCTTAGTGACCAAACTAAGGTTGTCCCAAGTGACAGTTTACCGATCTCACGACCGGTAATGACCCGAGGTACCGGCTCAGCGACAAAATCGCTGATATACCTAAAGCTGCCACCGGCGAGAGACGTGAGTCCCTCCACGATGGCCTCCTGCTTCGGTATTGGAGACCGCCTCACGGCGGTTCCAAACCCGATCCAAAGCGCCGCAGCGTCACCGCTGCGGCTTAGTTGCTTTGGTCGGAACCGGATGGTTGGGCACTCCCAGGCGTATAAGTCGCGGTTCCACCTGACGAGCTCGCTTCCCGTGAGGGTTGCAAGGCAAGTTGTGTGGATGTAACCGTCGACGTCAGCGCTCGGGGGCCCGACGACCAACCTTCGAACATCGCGCGGAATGTGGCGATGCAGAAGGTCAACAGCGCAATGCAGCATATCGTTAAGCCTAGAACCAGCACCCACTGAACGATTAAGTTCAGATAGGCGATTGGCCAGACTGGCGACGTGCTGAACCGTTGCGAGTTCTTTACAGAACACGGGTCTAACTCGGATGCCTCTGAGATAGTCCTCTCCGCATGATTCACGGAAAGGCCCAGAAAGGTAGCTTTTCTCTTCATTAACTTTAAATCCTAGGAAAACACACGCTTCTTGGTAGAGCGCGCACGCGTCCGTCGGAAGGATTACATCATCGCCGAAGACAGTTACGTCGTCGACGGGTAACCCACGATGCCGGCAAGCCGACACCGCTAAAGCGTAAAAGATCAAAGTTTCCAGCTCAAAGGTGTAACCACACCCCATAGAAGAGAACTTTTCATACGGACGTATTGCATCGTCCAGAAGGTAGTTCTTACTCCGAAGCCTATCCAGGTGGTCAAACCACTCTGGAGGCAACAACAAACGCACGGTCTCTCGCGAGATTGTGTCTGACGCCATCGAGAAGTCAATGGTCGCCAGGTCGTTTGTAATGGACCCTTTTAGGGCCAACGCTTGATTGCGCAACTGAGAGTCTAGGTTAATCCCCGCGTGCCTGTGAAGGCGCCTGCGGATCATACCACCCACTCCCAGCTGGAAGTACACGTTGAAGTATGGTTCGATAGCGATAGACCGTTCGGTCTTCGCATTCTTTGGGACAAATGCTACTTTATTGTAGTCCACGAGTCCTAGCTCTGGCTCTTGCTCCTTCACAGGAGTATAGGGCCCCCAGACATCGAACGGATGAATACCTTGGAGGTACGCACGCCACTTGACATCATAGGCTAAGAGAGCTTCCGCATACGGGTAGCACCCACTGGATACGGTAGGTACCTTTTCACAGAGCTTGAAATACTCCGTGGTGAAAGGTCCTTTCACGCACAATGAGGCCCCCGGGCCAAATCGGGCGAAGTCGAGCATCTCGCTGACTTCATAACTCCCCAACAGTCGTTCGATCAATCTGATAGCGCTGTGAATCACTGCGTTGACATCAGTTGAAAGGCCAGTTTGGCCGTGAACGACTCGGAAATTTGTCTCGCGACATCTTTCCTCCGCTTCGAAGAAGCGAAGCTTCGCGCGCTCCCGTTTGTTAAACGGGGATTCGGCGAAGCTGAACTTTGAGAAGAGTTCCCCGACCAGTCGATCCTGAAGGAGTAAATCGGCGGACGCATACGCTGTCGCGTCCAGACTGTCAGCAACTTGGAAGAGACCCGAAACGTCCCGAGTGCGAATGCATTCGTTAAGAACGTCCCGTGGAATCTTCGTATCGTCACTTAGGCTTGAAGCGAGTACGGAGAGCACTTGCCACGGTAAAGACCGTTGCTGTGCCTGTGGGAGCTGACGCCCCCACTTCATTTCCAGGTCCTTTGCGGACCAGCTTTGTCTAGGCATTACGCCTCCACAAACAAAGAAGCAAAGTGATCAGACAAGCCAGAACCCCGTGAGGGGCTTCGACTCTTCAGGGGCCTCATCGGTCCCTACGCGCATAGCCCTTAGGGTTCTTCGTTCTGCCGTCTCTTTCGAGTCGACGACGAAGGACCTTCATCAGGTAACACATCGCAAAGAAGAGAGCTTTATCGATCACTGAGTACTCCTTAAACTACCACTGAAAACCAAACCCGTGAGGGCTCAGTAGGAAGTTAGCCTGTTAGCCAACCACCAGCGGCAGCCGCTGGTCCTCGACGAGCGCTTCCCATGCCGCGTCAGCCTCGGCAGACTTGATGATGGCCTGAAGGGCCGTCTTGTCTGCGTCGCTGGCATCGGCACGGATGCTCGTCGATACCGTGACGATTCCCACGAGGGCGCCCGTCGCCGGGTCCACCCTCGTCAACTTCAGTTCGCTCTTGGCCATGCCGGGAAAGTCCTTCACACGTTTGGGCGCGGTGCGCTTGTACGCGAGGGTGTCTTTCTTTCCGGTAAAGTCGTGGAGCTGGACGACATCCCCCACAGCGGAGTAGATGTCGAAGGGTTGCGAGTTGATTGTCTTGCTCATGATTTGGTCAGAACTTTGTCCGAATCCTCTGCAGCATTAGCGCAGCAAAGTCTCCAGAACGCATTGCGTTAAACCCGGACCCTAAGGCCGGGTGACTAGGTATCGAAGCGTCCCAAGGATCCCGCCGTTTCACAACGGTGGTCTTCAAGTACGCTCCGCTCCAAGACCACGTCCATGTAGTGTTGCTCGGCACCGCCCCGTAGGGGTGATACGTCGCTGGCTGCACGGCTATTACAGTGGTCTCACGAGTGCTACCCCAAGCACTCAAGGTTTTGGTAAGTCCAGCTGGCTGTAAAGCATCTAGATACTTTCCAACACCGACGAACCAATCTCCCACGAACGACCAAGGCATCAACTGCCAGGCCGAACTAAGGGGACGGGTCAGCCCGAGTTGAGCCAACTCGCGCGTGTACGGGTCACTCTCGTACAGAATGCCATACCGCACGTCGTAAGATCTGGTAACGGAAGCTTGCAGGTCAAAGCTCCCGTAGTAACCAGCGGCCACATTCTTCACAGAAGTGGCCTGTCCCTGAACCGAAGCGTTCCCCCTCGCTGTGAAGCGAGGGTTCCAACGACGGCGCAGGTTCTTACAGGCACTTTCGAGATCACTTAACAAAGGAAGCACACCATAACGACCCACTAGATAAACGTCCGACATACGTTTGGACAAGGTTTCCCCTGACACGTACGCGGCGCCCTCTTTGTGGGCGTATCTGACCACTGGTTGGCCCTTCCGATTAAGGATGGGATTCCCGTTATGGTCAAACAGCGGGACTCTTTCGAATCTCGCCTTCCTGATGTGACCCTTTGCGCCCTTCGTAAACAACCCTAGAAGCGCGTTGCCAAGATCACGATGCAGGGATTTGGTCTTCGACCACTCCCCCGCGAACGCAAGAACGTCGACGTCAGTCGCGTTCACATTGGCAAGCGCTCCTATCTGTGCATTGCGCACAGTGTCCTCGATGTCGAGCGTGACCGTCGGTAGACTCCAACCAGCAAGCTGGTCGTTTATCTGAAAACGGTCCCAAAGGTGATCCTCAGAGTATGTCACTCCTCCAGAGCTGTTGAAGCTCTTGTGATGGAGGTTTGCCACATCTGAAATCAGCACTTCGGTGCGACTATTCAAGTAAGGATTGTTGAAGATCTCCCCCGCGGCTGATCGCCGCTTGAAGCTAATAACTTCAGAGTCATAGCACTGCTCACTCGTTAGAGCGGGCAATACCTTAGACGCATTCGTTACCAAACTTCCGTCCACTTTGATCTGATGAAGACCATTGAGGTTGGGGGTAGTGCGATTGCGATACCTTCCATAGTCCATATTCGGATTTCTCTAGATTGCCCAGAGAAGGAAGGCCCAGGCGAAAGCCTAGAGGGTCCCCGTGAG